AGAAGCTCGCCCATGGCGGGCATCCGGTGCTTCGGTGGATGATGGACAATATCTACGTCCGAACCGACCCGGCCGGGAACATCAAGCCGGATAAGGAGAAATCCACGGAGAAGATCGACGGCGCGGTCGCGACCATCATGGCGCTGGATCGGGCGATACGTTGCGGGGGCGGCAGTAGCGAGAGCGTTTACAACGAACGCGGGCTGCTCGTTCTCTAGTTCTATGTCTCCGTCTGTGGGTATTGGTACAGAATAGGTTGAATTTATCCTAATCTTCGGTTATACTGAAGACGAGGTGAGAAGCATGCAGGTGAACATCAAAAATCTGGTTTCCATCACTGATGCGAATCAGAATTTCTCCAAAGTTGCCCGAATGGCGGATGAGAACGGCGCTGCTGTGATCCTAAAAAACAACACGCCACGGTATGTGCTGATTCCCTTCAGCCAGTTCCAGAATGAGGAAAGCGCTAAGGACGAAGACGTGAATCTCATTGGCAAGAAACTGGTGAGTCAGTATCGAAAAGCCTTTGAGGTGCTTGCCAAATGAAAAGGCTGACCAGCGGACAGATACTCATACTGCACCGCTTACTGCTGGATGAAACAGGTGGGCTGGACGGGCTTAGGGATGAAGGGCTGCTCGACTCCGCTCTGAATGTTCCCTTTCAAACCTTCGACGGTCAGGATCTGTACCCATCCCTGCCGACCAAAGCAGCCCGACTCGGCTTTGCCTTGGTGTGCAATCATCCGTTTGCTGATGGTAACAAACGCGTCGGCATTCTCGCGATGATGGTGTTTCTGGAATTGAACGGTATGCCGATCGATTGTACGGATGACGAACTGATCGCGCTGGGCTTAGGCTTGGCAGACGGCAGAGTATCCGCGTCACAACTGGAACAGTGGATACGCAGCCACGTTTAAGCGCATAGGGTAAGCTTTTCTGGACAGGATGATCGAAAGACCGTCCTTATTTTTTATTGCTTCGGAGGTAGCACACTTGGGTATTTTCACCGGACTGTTCCACTCCCGCGACAAACCCCAAGACCGCGTGGGGAGCGCGTTCTCCTTCCTGTTCGGCGGTACGACAGCCGGGATGACGGTCAACGAGCGCACCGCCATGCAGACTACAGCGGTATACGCGTGCGTGCGCATCCTCTCGGAGGCCATCGCTGGGCTGCCGCTGCATGTGTACCGCCATCGGGTGGACGGCGGAAAGGAACGGTTCCCGCAGCATCTACTGTACACGCTACTCCACAACGAGCCGAATCCCGAAATGACTTCTTTTGTGTTCCGGGAAACCCTCATGAGCCATCTTCTGCTCTGGGGCAACGCCTACGCACAGATCATCCGAAACGGCAGAGGTCAGCCGGTCGCGCTGTACCCGCTGCTCCCCAGCAAGATGGATGTCAGCCGTGCGCCAAACGGACTGCTCCTCTACACCTACTACCGGGATACGGATGAAAGCGGGCTGAAACCCAAGGGCGGATACATCACGCTCCGTAGAGACGAAGTGCTTCATATCCCAGGACTGGGTTTCGACGGTCTCGTTGGCTACAGCCCCATCGCCATGGCGAAAAACGCCATCGGCATGGCACTGGCGACCGAGGAGTACGGCGCGCGTTTCTTTGCCAACGGAGCCAACCCTGGCGGCGTGCTGGAGCATCCAGGCGTCATCAAGGATGTCCAGCGGGTCAAAGATAGTTGGAACGCGGCCTATCAGGGCAGCGGGAATGCCCACCGTGTGGCGGTGCTTGAAGAGGGCATGAAGTTTCAGGCGATCGGCATTCCGCCGGAACAGGCGCAGTTTCTGGAAACACGCAAGTTTCAGATCGACGAGATCGCCCGCATCTTCCGTGTGCCGCCCCATATGGTCGGCGACTTGGAGAAATCGTCCTTCTCAAACATTGAGCAGCAGTCCCTGGAATTCGTCAAATACACCCTCGATCCCTGGGTGGTTCGCTGGGAACAGTCGCTGTGCCAAGCTTTGCTATTGCCTTCTGAAAAGAGCGAGCTTTTCATTCGCTTCAATCTGGATGGCTTGCTGCGCGGCGATTACGCCAGCCGCATGACCGGTTACGCGACCGGCAGGCAGAACGGATGGCTATCGGCTAACGATATCCGCGAGTTGGAGGACATGAACCGCATCCCAGCATCCGAAGGGGGCGACCTTTTCCTCGTGAACGGGAGTATGACCAAATTAGTCCAGGCAGGCGCCTTCGCAGGGGCGACAAGCCCTGCAAAGCAAGCCACGCAACGAAAACGCAAGGAGGAGTCACATGAAGAATAGATTCTGGAATTGGGTTAGGGATGAAACTGAACCGGAATCCCGCACTCTGTACTTAAACGGCGTGATTGCTGAGGAAAGTTGGTTTTCAGATGAAGTAACCCCCGCCGCCTTCAAGGCCGATCTTACTTCCGGCAGTGGGCCGATCACGGTCTGGATCAATTCTGTCGGCGGCGACTGTGTTGCAGCAGCACAGATCTACAACATGCTCATGGATTACCCGCACGATGTGACGGTGAAGATCGACGGTATCGCTGCCAGCGCGGCTTCGGTGATCGCCATGGCAGGCACGCGCGTGCTCATGTCGCCGACGTCGCTTCTCATGATCCACAATCCCCTCACGATGGCCATGGGCGACAGCGAGGAAATGCGCAAGGCGATCCAACTGCTGGATGAGGTAAAGGAGTCCATCGTGAACGCCTATGAGATCAAGACAGGGCTGTCCCGCACAAAACTCTCCAACCTCATGGACGCGGAAACCTGGATGAACGCCAACAAAGCGCTGGAACTGGGTTTCTGTGATGAGATCATGTTCCAGCCCGCTGCACACGCTGAGCCTGCGGATAACAGCTTTGTATTCTCCCGCCGGGCGGTCGCCAACAGCCTGCTCGACAAGCTCCGCGCCAAGGTTCCCAAACCCCTGGTCGCGCCTGAACCACCCAAAACGAAAGCGTCAGACCTCGTCAAGAGGCTGGCGCTTTTGCAGCATTAAGGACGCAAGCTTTGCCTGCTTTATGGGCAACAGGACTATGATTGGAGGAAGAAAGATGAATCAAATCCTTACCCTGCGCGAAAAACGCGCCAAGGCATGGGATGCTGCCAAGGCGTTTCTGGACACCAAGCGCGGCACGGACGGCTTGCTCGGTGCCGAGGATGTCGCGACCTATGAGAAGATGGAAGCCGACGTGGTCAGCCTCGGCAAGGAAATCGACCGGTTGGAACGCCAGTCGGCCATTGACGCGGAGTTGTCCCGCGCGACGGCGCAGCCCATCATGAACAACCCGGCCAAGCCTTCGGAGGAAAAGACCGGCCGTGCGTCCGCCGAGTATCGACGTGCATTCTGGAACGCGATGCGTACGCCCAAACCCAAGTACGAGGTGCTGGACGCACTGCAGATCGGCACGGACTCCGAAGGCGGTTACCTTGTGCCCGACGAGTTTGAAAAGCAGCTCATTCAGGGCTTGGAGGATCAAAACCTATTCCGCACACTCGCCAGCGTGGTCCATACCGGCTCCGGCGACCGTAAGATCCCGGTGGTCGCGACCAAGGGCACAGCCGCCTGGATCGAGGAGGAGGCCGCCTTCCCCGAGAGCGACGACTCCTTCGCGCAGGTAACGATCGGCGCACACAAACTGGCCACGATGCTCAAGGTGAGCGAAGAACTGCTCAACGATTCTGTGTTTGGTGTCGAGAGCTATATCGCCTCCGAGTTCGCCCGCCGCATCGGCGCCAAGGAAGAGGAAGCCTTCTTCACCGGCGACGGCATCGGCAAGCCCGTCGGCGTGCTCGCCGAAACCGGCGGCGCGCAGCTCGGCGTCACGGCGGCATCCGCCACGGCGCTCACCGCCGACGAGATCATGGATCTGTTCTACGCGCTCAAATCGCCCTACCGCAAGAAGGCGGTCTTCCTCATGAACGATATGACGGTCAAGGCGCTGCGCAAGCTCAAGGACGCGAGCGGGCAGTACCTCTGGCAACCCTCTCTGACGGCGGGTACGCCAGATACGCTCCTCAACCGTCCCGTCTACACCACGGGTTATGTGCCCACCATCGCCGCAGGGGCGAGAACGGTCGCCTTCGGGGATTTCAGCTACTACTGGGTCGCCGACCGTCAGGGGCGCTCGTTCAAACGCCTCAACGAGCTGTTTGCCGCGACGGGGCAGGTCGGTTTCATCGCCTCCCAGCGCGTGGACGGTAAGCTCATCCTACCCGAAGCGGTCAAGGTGCTCCAGCAGAAGGCTTCGTAACGGAGGCGGCGGCATGAGCATCGTGGAAACGCTTTTGCCTAAAGTAAAAGCGAACCTCATTCTGGAGCACAGCGCGGATGACGACCTCCTTAAGGGTCTCATCCGCGCTGCTGTTTCTTACGCCGAGAGCTATCAGCATTTGCCCGCAGGTACCTATTTGGAGATAGCCGCCGAAGGCGAATCGGGTGAAACGGCTCGTTTCCCGCCCACCACCGAACAGGCCGTGATCATGCTGTCGAGCCATTTCTACGAAAGCCGGGATGGCTCGACGGCGGGTTTCTTTGCGGACAGCGTGCAGGCTAGCCAGCAGGTGTGGAATACGGTCAATCTGTTATTACGGTTGGATCGGAACTGGAAGGTGTGACGATGAGTTTTGGCAAGATGAATACACTGGTGGATATTGTTAAAACCGCGCCTGTAAAGGATGCGGAAGGCTTTAGCGTAAGTGGTGATACCGTTCTGGCAACTGTACGCGCCTATCGGGAAGAGAAGCACGGCAATGAAAGCTGGGCAAACCGCGTCGCCTTTTCTACCGCCAGCGCGTTATTTCGGTTTCGCAAGCACCCTGCTCTCTCAGTCGCAACCGATATGATACTGGTCTGTGATACAGGCCGCTACCGCACCCTCAGCGTGGAGAATGTGCGCGGGCGCGGCCTGTATATTGAGGCGCTGGCAGAAAAGCTGGAGCCTACGGTGAGGTAACCCGTATGGCGAAAGCAATCGTG